TTACTTTATTAGCAGCTTTATTCTTTTTTAGTAGTGCTTCATTTGTAACAGTTATTGCAGATATAAACTCTTTGTCTTTGACAAGCTTTTCTGCCGTGGCTTTCTTGGCTACCAGTTCCTCTGGTGTTGGTAGACTTGCAGCCGCACTCCCAACTTGCTCTGGTGCAGCATTTTCTAGTACATCAACCTTTTCTTCTAATACCTCTACCCTTTCTTCTAGTAAATTTTCAGTTTCATGAATATTAGCAGCCTCGTCATTTTGTAACTGGTTTACTTGATTTTTTAATGTGCCTACTAATGTTGATCGCGCTTCCGATAATTCCTTGGATGGCTGTAATGGGTCAGCAGTAGTATTCTCGAATTCCAACCTTTCTTGTTGACTATCATATTCCTCTTGATGTAATTTTTCTGCGGCAATTTCATACCCTCTAGGGTTATATATCATATCTCCCTGATTAACTGCTGCGGTTACTTGCACCAATAAACTTTCTGCATCTGGAGTATCAAAACCATATCCTCTTAATATCTCTGCCATTCCGTCAAAAGAATCACCTTTACCTTTGGTAAACACCGGAAGTATCCCCGCTCTTTTAATTTGACTCTCTTTCTGGTCAATACCTTCGGATTTACTAATACCTCGATTTAATCCACCTAATTTAGCAATAGCAGTTAATATGTCATCTTCGTCTTGAATTTTTGGTTTTGTATATGTTCTAGACCGAATGTGCTTTACCGGAGCCACCAACTCTTCTTTTTCTGTACTAGTACTTGATTTTTTATTAGCCATGTAATTTTCTCTGGTATGCTGATCTATCATCTACAGGTTCGTTAGATGCTTGCTGGGTTGTCGATGATTTATTGGAGGATACGTTATTAATCGTTGTATTAGTTGCCTTGTTGCTGGCAGAAAGATCATCCTTTAGGTCTTTGTTTGTGCTAGATGCAGACGCTACTTGTGCTGATGCAGGTGCAGCGGGGGCTGAAGTTGCTACTGCAGACGCTTCGTCGCCAGTTTTCTTGCCATTTCTGATCATGGAAACAATTTCTTTTGCTCTACCACCAACTTGCTTGTACCACGCACTACCTTCCATCTCTTTAGCAAAAGTTTCGGTATCACCCTCGGCAAGTGCTGCGGATGCATTAGGGAATTTCTTGTACCAAGCGGGACCCATATTAAATGTCAAATCAACAACAGCAGCTTGACCGGTATTGTTTAACTTATCATACCCAGGAATTTTCATCGCAGCTTTCTTGTGTACAGCATAATCTTGAGCGAACATAGCATCAACTTCTTCCTGAGAAAATTCTCTGTCTTTCGGGATATCTGGAGGGAGACTTTTACCATTACCTATTAAATGACCAACACCAACCGTCCACAACCCTAAAGAATCTTGATATGGTGTATATTTTCCCGTCTTCTTATCACGACCATCACCCTCGTGTTTTGCTATCATTTTCATGATAGGTCCATCACCTGGTCCTAATGTTATTGGGGGTCCTTCTGGTGCACCCTTACCGACTTTAGTTGCTTTTCCTTCGCCAGCACCTTTACCACCTTTACCAGCACCACCTTCGCCAGCACCTTTACCAGCACCTTTACCAGCACCTTTACCAGCACCTTTACCAGCACCTTTACCAGCACCCTTACCGACTTTAGTTGCTTTTCCTTCGCCAGCACCTTTACCACCTTTACCAGCACCTTTACCAGCACCTTTACCAGCACCTTTACCAGCACCTTTACGACCCCTAGAACCTTTTCCGCTAGGTTTGGCTCCTTGTTTGGTCGCTGTTGGTTTTTCTGGTGGGGCACCTTCTTCACCGCCGGTCTTTCTGTATCGTAGTGCATCGATTAGTTGTTTATGCCATAGTTCTTCTTTGCTACGATCATCTGTTAATTTGCTAATATTAAGTTCTCGTTCCTTAACTAGCTCCTTTTCATTGATCTGCAATAACTTATAAATCGACCCCAATATCTTTTCGGCTGCGGGGATGTTATCACCGGAAGATCTACTAGCTGTAGATTGTAGTGCTGGTGGTTTTTCTGATATAGCGTTAGTTATAGATTTAGGACTAAATTTGTTAACCACACCAGAAATCTTGTCTCGTGTATTTTTAGACACACTAGCATTTCCGACAGCACTAGCCACCTTACCACCAATATCGGAAGCAAGGTTCTTTACACTTTTTGGTATAGATGGTAAGGATGGTAGTTTCATCGAGATCGTTGTTTCTCTTTAATTTTATTGTTTTCGTCTTCAACAAACTTAATCAACATTGCCACATATATTTCACGCTCCCATGGCAACATAGACTCTAATTCTGTTAAACTGTACTTGTGGTGTTGCATCATCGAGAAATTGGTTTTATAATAATTTCGTAGATTATCGTGACGCAACACTAATCGAAAAAATTCTCGAGTCCCTCCACACTAATAGTGTGAACAAACCCACACTTTTTACATGTTATAACGATATCTTGATGTATTCGTGGTAGGTTGTCGAAGAAGTGTTCGATTTTCTTGAATTGATCGCTGCTTAAGCTTTCGATGAATTCAACCATATCTTTATGATCAACTTCATGCGAATAATAGAATTGTTCACCATCATATAAATATTCAACACTATTAGCGATAACACTAAACGTTAATTGGTTTACGTCATCATATTGTTCTACATTTTTGATAGAAGCATAGTCTGGGTGTTTTAGCTTAAGGACAAACTTGTTGGTTAGTTGTATTTCTGGACTAACCTCTTCTGCACAATCAACTTTAATGTTATTGAGATCAAGTGGGTATTCCATTATGTTCTGACACTCAACACCATCTACAGTATTGTTGCACTTATATCTAGCATCAACAACATCACCTACCGAACGTGCTCTTAAATTTATAAAGAAGTATTCCACGTCAATCACTGGCAACGTATCAATATCAATACCCTCGGTAAGTGTGCAGTTATGTAAAATATCACCGATACTTTGTTGTATGGTTTCATTATCGTTAGCTTCCATTGCAATCAAAAGATTACGCTGTTCTTTAACGTTAAATGACCTATACTTTATTTTCTTCTTTGATACTGGTAAAATCAATTCAAATGTTGGACTATCAATTTTTGGTAATGCCATTATAATCTCCTAATCATGGTGTAGTTGGGTATGTTACTGGTACATTTATTGAGGTTGGTGGTGTTGATGTTGATACATGATTTACTCCATTTACTTGATATGTCCATGGATTAGTTTCATTTTGTTGCCCATTAAGCAACGACTTGTTAACTGGGATACCACCAGCATTGGCACCTATAGCTTTAGGTTGCATACTACTAGATGAGGTTGTGCCACCTGACCAATATGTATATGCAAACGTTACGTTTAGTTTATGTGTGTCTTCCGATGACCAATTTAGATCCAATTGATTCACATTTATAGGATACGCCTCAAATAATGTAACTACATACATTGGATTTTCAGCTAAATCATATTGAGTTATTATAATATTTGTGGTATAATTATCTTTATACTCCATATCAAAAGTTGACGTTGGGTTTATAAACTCCATCCAGCCATCAAAGAATGACTTTTCTGACATATCACCACTCACTATAAAAGTCAAATCTATGTCGTTATATGTGGTGTGATATGGGAGCTGCTCATATGGCCCATATGTTTTTTGTTGAATTGTCTCTAGATGTCTTCCTGGCAATTGTGCAGATTCACACCTAAGCGTCAACTTCTTATTATCAAAATCAGAAATTGATGCTGTTGGTATTTGCACTTCAAATCTACTAGCCCTAGCAAGTTCAGTAGTAAAACTTGATCTAAACTCCGATAACTTACTCATTTTTGTATCATCCTGTGTTTTTTGATGCGTCACTATCGATCTTGTCTTTTATTGACTGCATCGATGCCGAGTGAACAATGTTCTTTCTAGCTTTCTTGAATTGCTCCACCGGAAGAAATAATGCAGTTTCCCATTCATGTGGCTCTATGTGTAGTAAAGGTGATCGCAAACGGGCAGTTAGGTATCTTTTTAAGCACGGTTCGAACATCTTAAGTCGTTTTACAGATTTCAATATTTCATACGATATTTGTATCTTGCGAATATCTCCGGCCATGTCATATCGACCGCCATGTTTTTCCGCACCAAACACACCCTTTTGTAATAACTGATCTAGGAATACAGCTCTAGCTTTTACCGGTAAGTAATGTAGATTTAATCCAAGAAACCCCTTATGCCCATCTTCCGTATATTCATCTAATATTAACACCAATGGGAACGTATCATAATATGGCAATGTGTCAGCATACTTCGGGTCATACTTAAAAAAGAACAGCTTACCCTTTGCGACTTTAGTTACAGGTCTGCCTGGTTCCTGTATAACACCATTAGAAATACTTCGAGCAGTTCTCAATTTCTGCACATTGGCATTCAGCCACCTAATAGACTCGCTAGAAAATCTAACGAGATCAAGTGCTGTGTAATGGTTGGCGAGGTCTGTAAGTTTTGATTGTTTCATACGTGTATTTATCTCTGTTTAATTCCTAAATCATATTCATCGAGAGTTCTAAACTCCCACCCCCTATCTAGACAGTAGTCTATTGCAGCTCTCCACTTTGCTTGATTAACTCCATAGGTAGCTACCTCATTTATATATGCCTTGGTTATTCTCTTTTTAATTTTTGGTTCTATGATTTGTGAGTGAGGCTTGACCTCAAGGATCATCGATTTTACTGTACCATCTTGTTGCTGTACTCGTACAAAGAAGTCTGGAAAGTATCTGTGATATTTACCATCTACCGGTGATATATAAGGTATCACTATTTCTTCAGATGACCATTCTAATATGTTTGTTGATGTATCTAACCATACACACACCTTGGTTTCCCACGAAGATCTAACGCAAATATTATTAGGGTTTCCCAGGTATTTTTTAGGATTTCTTGGATACCACATATGTGGTTTTGGTCTACTCATAATGAAACATATAATGTACTCTCTGTGTTGCTAATATACTTTCTCATTGTTCCCCCATTATAAATACTTATATATTTATATGAAACTCATTAGGATATCCAATGGCCATAACGTTCCATTCACAGCAAACCCAGAGTAATTATGCACCAAATGCATCATCAAACCCACTGAGTTTGCTGTATACTAATCCATACGCTACATCCACACTATCATATCCTGCTGATTTGGGACATACCAATAAAGGACACATAGTAGTATTCACCGCATATAAAACAGAACCAACTAGTCTATTATCAAGTGCTTTTAATGCTCTAGGTGCCTCGATTAGTGCGCTTGGTGGATTTGCCTCGGGGTCGGTTAGTGGGGTAACTGACATTATGCAAAAAGTACAACTACAATTCCAGCCAAAGAGATCAACTCCGGGTGATGTCATCTCTCTATATATGCCAGACACTATCAATTTCACATACGAATCGTCATATTCAGATGTCAGCCTTAAAGATGCACTCAATGATACTGCTGCCAGTGGTGCGGTTTCTGCGGTGGATACTAATGCTGCAGCATTGGGAATGAACACTGCTGGATATGCAATAAACCCACAACAACAACTATTGTTCGATGGTATAGAATTCAGATCATACCAATTAGCATTTCAGATGACACCAAAAAATAGAGCGGAATCGGACACAATTAAAAAAATCATTATGGCATTTAGGAAGAATGCAGCACCAAAAATCCAAGCGGGTAATGGTGGTATGGCGTTTATTGTACCAAACACATTTATCCTGCAATTTATACAGAAAGACAATGGAGAAAATCAATACATAACTAAGGTTAAAGAGAGTGTATTAACGAGCGTGGATGTGAATTATTCACCCAATGGAATTTGGTCAGCTCACGCAGATGGATCACCAACACAAATCAACCTAACACTACAATTTAAAGAAATAGCACTCATCGACCAGACAGCTATAGAGCACGGATTCTAATATGCAATACTTTAGTACATTATCCAAAATAATATACAACAACCCAATAACGGGACATCCCATAATATTAACCAATTTATTGGCAAGAACTAGTGTCGTACCAACCACACTTAACAATCCACTGATATATTATAAGTACGAAGTTCAGCACGGAGACACGCCAGAATCACTCGCATTTAAATATTATGGCGACGTTTCTAGATTTTGGATAGTGTTGTTCGCAAACCAACACTTCGATCCTTTATGGTGCTTCCCGTTATCCGACATAAATTTCCAATCATACATTACCAATAAGTATAACCAAAATAACGACCCAACAAACCCAAACATATATACCGACATATCAAATATCCAAGAATATAGAGTAACAACAACTCAATTTGACACTAACACGGCAACAAGAACAACAAAAACTAACGTAGTCGATGCTAATACTTGGGCTAATTTTGTAACATCCAATAACTCGTATGTTTTACCGCTTGGGCCAATCTCAATAATAACAACGAAATCCGCGATATCTATATATGATTATGAGTACGAACTGAATGAGTCAAAGCGCACGATAAATGTCGTGAACAAGGACTATGTTGATTTATTTGAATCCCAATTTAAAAAACTAATGGCATAATATGAGCAATGATGGTGTAATATATCCCTTAGATTATTCAATACAAGATATTGATCTGTTCACGTCAGGTGGTCAGAAATTTAACATTCGAAGACTAATGGGTGTGTTTAACTATTATGAAGATATTTTTGGATTTTGTTCGTCCGGTTCTATCGTGCTAATAGATGCGCAGGGATTTATAGAAAAGATGCAGCTTACCGGCAACGAGTTTTTACAGATCAATATCGGGAAAGTTAAAGATGACCCAGCTAACATTGTGGAAAACTTCAGGTGTTATAAAATTGACAAAGCAAAACCAACGGGCAACATGAACAGTGTTACATATGAACTATTCTTCTGTTCGGAAGAGTTGCTGTTATCTGAACAAACCAAAGTTAGTCAAAGTTATAAGGGACAAACTATAACATTCATAATTACTGACATATTAGCAAAAAAGCTACAAGTACATTCTAATAAAGTAGGTATCATCGAAGAAACTACAGGTGTCTATGATTTTGTTGTGCCTACTATGAAACCATTCGAGGCAATCAGCTGGTTATCTAACTATGCTATGCAAACTAAGTACAAAGGTGCTGATATGCTATTCTATCAGACCAGAGAAGGGTTCAACTTCAGATCATTGCAATCAATATATTCCGATGAAGTATATGCAACATACCAATACTCAGCCAAGAATATTGATGAAGCTGACCAAGGGGTTAACGCTAAACAGAATTCTGTCCAGAAATATGAAATACAAAAACCACACGATGCGTTGCACGAGGCTGATGCCGGCACATTTGCTAATAGATTATTATCGATCGACCCATTAACCCGATCTCATTATACCACAGACTTCGATTACTCATCTTACCAAAAATCCTCAACCTCGTTAAATAAGGAACCTGCCGCAGAGACGTACAAAAATAGATTGGGGAATACTCAGAGCAATTCATTCGAAAGTACATTAAAGGTAACTCACTCAAACCAAAACCAAGCAAATGTCAAATACATTAAGACAAAAGCAGGGTCGGTATCTAATGATATGTTTTCCGAGAAAACGATACCAATGCGAACAGCACAATTGGCACTAATGAACTACACGAAAATAAAGATGACAATACCCGGGGACACCGGAATAACCGTGGGTAAGATAATAATATTCAACTTAAACTCGTTAGATGCATCAACACCAAATAAAGAAGTAGACAAAAACTATGCAGGTAAATATGTAGTAACTGCGGTTAGGCACATGTTCACCCAGACACAATTCCAAACCATATTAGAAATATGCAAAGATAGTTCTCCGAGCGCATACCAAACACCACAAGAATCTCAAGATTGGCAAGAGGCGAAAAATACATAATGGAAAATTTCATAGGAAAAGATGGATTTACTTGGTGGAAAGGGGTGGTTGAATCAAACCAAGACCCATTAAATCTAGGTAGATGTCAGGTAAGAATATTTGGATGGCATCCCGACAATAAACAAACACTAACCACCGCAGATATACCATGGGCATTACCTATTAACTCACCCAATACAACCATGACTGCAGGGGCACCTATTGTTGGTGATTATGTGTTTGGGTTCTTTAGTGATGGACAAAATGCACAAGTACCTATCATTATTGGCATCTTTCCCGGAATTCCCGTTAATGAAGCAAACCCAGAAAAGGGATTCTCGGAAGGCACACATTACCCGATAGGAGAACCTACCACCAGTAGATTGTATAGAAATGATGGTAAGGAAAGTATTGCAAATACCGCAATAGGCTTCCACGATAAACATATAGACAAAGGGGTTAAAGCAGTTGGTGTTTCTTGGGACGAACCAAAATCAAAATATGCAACAAAACCACCATTCAATACAGTAACAGAAACTGTCGCCGGTCATGTATTAGAATTTGACGACACCCCCGGTGCTGAAAGGATACATTTATCACACAAGAAAGACGGATTGACGTTTTTCGAGATTGCTCCAGATGGCAGCAAGGTTACCAAGGTACAAGGTACTAATTATGCAATATACCTAAAGGACAATAATGTACACATAACCGGAATATGTAATATCACGGTCGATGGTGACGCAAATATACAAGTTGGTGGCAATTTGAATGGACTAGTTAATGGAAATGTGGACGCCCATGTTAAGGGAGACTTGTCACTAACCGTTGGTGGTAATATTACTGAAAAGGTTAGCGGTAATTATACAGTAAACGCCGCTGGCAATTTTACAGTAAAAGCAGCAAAAATAAATCTAAACTAGGAGATAATTATGCCAGCTGTAGCAAGGATGGGAGGTAAAGACCAGATAGCATGTACAGATGGTACTATTGGCCCGATTTGTAATATTAAACCAACTATGTGGCATTGGAATACCCCAACCACCTTTTCAACATTGGCGGGCAGTTCTGATGTATTTGTTAATGGAGTAGGTGTTGTCAGATTTGGTGATGGCATGACACCACACCCAGACGGAGACCCCTGCACTCCAGTACCAATACCACACGCACCATCATTAAGCAAAGGTAGCAGCACAGTGTTTGCTAACGGGAAGCCAATGGGTCGAGTGGGTGACAAATATAATTCGGACAATCACTATGACCACACCATCATTTCGGGGTCCTCAAATGTATTTGCTGGTTGATATAAATACAAACAAACACTAAATAAAATACATATGGCAACTCTACAGCACGTTTTTTCAGATATAGATTTCACGTTTACAAAAGTTCCCGGAGTGGGGGACATCGCTGTGAGTTATGATCAACACGCGGTAATTAGGTCAATCAGGAATCTATTACTCACTAACCACTTCGAACGATTATTCAATCCCGGAATGGGTGCTAACCTAACCGCGTTGTTATTCGAGAACGCATCGCCCACACTTTCAGTATCAATACAAAACGAAATATCGAGTGTTATAACAAAATATGAACCAAGAGCGACATTAGATAGTGTCGCGGTAAGTGTTAATCCTGATCTGAATTCGTACAATGCTACCATACAATTCTATTTAAAAAATCAGGCAACACCAACAACAATAACAGTACTTCTAGAACGGAACCGATAATATGGCAGGTAATAATAATATACAAGTAGCCGATTTAGATTTTGATCTGATCAGAGGCAACCTCAGAAAATTTCTGGAATCTCAAGACATACTAAAAGACTACTCATATGATGGATCGGCACTTTCGATTTTACTTGATGTGCTTGCATATAATACACAATATAATGCATATTACTTGAATATGGTAGCTAATGAGATGTTCCTCGATTCTGCGATTCAGAGGAATTCTGTGGTGTCTCAAGCTAAGTTGTTGGGATATGTCCCACAATCAGCAGTAGCACCAACAGCATTAATAAATTTAACAGTAAACAACGTAACAGATTCATCGCTAACACTACCAGCACACACACAGTTCTTATCAAACCAAATAAATGGTGTTAGTTATAATTTCATAACAGCGGACGCAGTAGCAAACAACACTGTGGCTGGTGTAGTCACTTTCAATAACGTTCTTATAAAACAAGGAACTACAGCTACACAACAATATACAGTCCAGTCATCATCAAACCCTGGCTATGTATTTGAAATACCCGACAGTTTAATAGACACATCAACACTAACTGTTACTGTGCAGCAATCATCTTCAAATGGAGCACAGTCCGTATTCACTCAATCAGACAACTACCTAACACTATCTGGTAATGATAATGTGTATTTCTTACAAGAGGGATTCTCCGGGAAATATCAGATATATTTTGGTGACGGCAAACTCGGTAAATTATTAACTGATGGTAATGTAATAAACATTTCTTACATTGTTACTGATGGACTAGCAGCAAGTGGAGCAAATAACTTTACGATAATGCAACCAATAAGTGGTAATAGTGGTAACATATACCCTAACACTACAATATATGGCATAGCAGCAGCATCTAATGGGCAACTACAAGAGTCCATAGATAAAATAAAGTTCCACGCACCAAAATCTTTCGCAGCACAAGGTAGGGCAGTCACTAAAGATGATTATATAACGGCAATCCAGCAGAATAAACTAGGAATAACCTTTGATGCAGTTAGTGTTTGGGGCGGAGAAGAAAATGATGTGCCAGTTTATGGCCAAGTTTTCATAGCACTAAAACCAACGGGTGCATATAACATCACTAACACACAGAAAAACGAAATACTGACTAAGATCATTAATCCAATTAGTGTCATTACAGTGAAACCAACAATTGTTGACCCGGATTACACATATGTTATACTCAGTGTTGATGTATTGTATAAAACAAACAAAACTATACTATCATCGGCACAATTACAACAACGCTGCGCAAATACAATAAAGCAATACGCAATAAGTTCATTGAACACGTTTAACTCATCTTTCAATAACTATGGATTCCTGCAAGCAATAACTAATGCAGAACAATCTATAATGTCGACAGATATCAAATTAAAACTACAGAAGAAATTCTATCCAGATTTAACGTTTGCACAAAACTATACACTAAATTTTGATTCATCACTAACTAAGGGGATTCTTAACACTGGAGTTATTAGTTCACCCGGGCTGTCTTTCATTGACCCAGCAAATCAAGCCAATATCATCGATAATGTATTCCTTGAAGAGGTACCTGCACAGACTAATGGGGTGTCATCTATTCCTTTACTGAATCCAGGCACACAGTACACGTCGGCACCGGACGTGATAATAACCGGAGATGGCGCCGGTGCCATAGCACACGCTGTACTATCTACTAATGGTAGCATCCAAAGAATAATCATAGATGCTCCGGGATCTGGATACACTTTCGCTATAGTAACATTCAATAACAACTCAAACGACACTACCGGGAAATTAGCGAGTGGCACAGTAACCCTACAGGGCCATTTAGGCAAACTAGTTTCATATTACATAAACCCAAATCTAGTCAAAACCATACTGAACCAAAACGCGGGCACAGTAGATTACGCTAAGGGCATAATCAATCTTATTGCTTTTAATCCAGTTGGCGTTAATAATGTGTTTGGGCAGTTTTCAATAACGGTTAGTCCAACAACGAACATCGTAGCATCAACATACAATAGGATCATCACACTAGACCCATTCGACCCAGACTCGGTAACCGTTAATATAATAGCATCAACATGATAGCAAACACTATAACAAATGTTAATCTAACTAGTTTACTAGTACCGTCACAATTACCCGAATTCATTAGGGATGAACCAAATTATTCAAATTTCGTGGTATTCTTGCAGGCATATTACGAATGGATGGAACTTAATGGTAATGTTATTGAGCAGACAAAAAACCTGCTAAAATATAAAGACATAGACCAGACAACAAATGAGTTCATAAAGTATTTCTATAATGACTTCTTATCATATTTCCCAACAGATACATTAACAAACCAAGCTGAATTAATAAAGTTGGCAAAAAAACTGTATCAATCAAAAGGAACACCAGCATCATACAAGTTGCTATTCAGAATACTATTCAATACTGATGTAGATTTCTTGAACACTAATGATGTTACGTTTAAAGCATCCTCCGGTTCGTGGTATATTACTAAAAGCATAAAGATATCAACCGATGTCATATATGTGTCGAACATAACATACTCAGGGACCACGGTAACAGTAACAACTACAGTACCGCATTATTTAAGTAGTGGCGATATCGCTGTTTTGTCTGGGGTATCCGGAAACACATCACCAAATGGAACATGGATCGTCAACACAAACTCAATAACAACACCAACGACATACTCATTCAACACTACCGAAGCACCAACAGGAATACAAGATTTTACAAATGCGTCCATTTACATACCAAATGGATACGCAAACATGCACTTCTTAGACACAATAAATCTTAGAATATTTGGAGAGACTTCCAAAACAATAGCATCAATAGAAAACGCATTAATAAGTGGCAACAATGTAGAAGTGTTCTTGTCTAATATAGAAAGACTGTTCATGTCTGGCGAGTATGTTCGAATAGTTGATACATACAATCAAGACGTGCTGTATGATGGTCAACCATTACGAGGAAAAATATTAGGACAAATAGGTCAAATTAATATAGACACCTCGAACCAAGGTTCCGCATATGGTAGTGCAAACACAATCACCGGATACCCGGGAGATCCTGTTATTATATATGGTGGATTAACCACCCCAACAGGGCATGGCGCATCAGCCACTGTAGGCACAACCACTAAAGGATCTTTGCAAACATTGTCAGTAATCAATGGCGGATATGGTTTCGCACATAATGCAACAATAACAGCACCAGGACAAGCAACATCAAAGATAACCGCATCTAGTTCTGCTGGTGGTGCACTCGCCCATGTAGTTAGCGTATTGAACAACACCAATGATCCGTCAACGGTGACCAACATACCAACGAATGCATTACCAATGCTGGGATCACCCGCAGGCGCAGCTACTGATTTGGCAACTCTCGCACTCACCAAAATCGGCGATGCATCATCACATCCTTGGTCATATGGTGGAATATTCCCAAATAATCTGTCAGCAAATTACAATACCACTATATCATCTGCGTTATCGTTTACATCATTTGACACAGGGCAAGTTACATCAGCCACTGTGGATAATGGAGGCAACGGAATTGATGCTGGGTCTCTACCAACATATACAGCTAGTTGCGTGTATGGAACTACGGCAACCGATTTACATGGGGTGCCTGTAGTATTTGCAGACATCAGCACTATGGGAATATTGGCCCACATAGTAATAATAACCGGAGGAACTGGGTATGCAGTTAATGACAAAATCAACATATTGGGCGGTACTGGATATGGAGCCAATGCAAAAGTAACCACAACTGATACTAATGGCAGCATAACAGGAGTATCATATATTCCAAACGGAACCATATCTCTTGGTGGAAATGGGTATACTATTGGCGCAATAAAACCAACACAAAATGTGGCAGACCCTACGGTAATATCTTCGATTATCGCGGCAGGTGGATACTCAATTGGTACAGGGTTGCCACGGATTACAGTGACGTCAATAAACAACACAGCAGCCGGTGCTGTACTAATGGTCCCGGGTATTGTTGGTACTGGAGTTAATCTCAACCCAAACTACAATGGAGTTGGTAAAATAACGGAAATTATTGTAAGTGATTATGGTGAAGATTATACATCACGACCATTGGTATCATTGAACGTCCAAGATATACTAGTTAATGGATTATTAGGATTTGCAACCTCACAACTACCAGCTCGAGGTGATGTAATATATCAAGGCACATCTCAATCATCTGCGCTGTTTGTTGCTTATGTTGATTCTGTATATCCAGTATTATCTAATTATAATAACGCCACCGATAATATATTTATTATTAGGGTTTATAATTACAATTCATCCCCAGTTGTTGGTCAAGCATTAAGTACTAACACATTAAATATGAATATGGTGTCGGGAATAACCAATGAACAATTATCAGCAATAAAGCTATCTAATGAGTTCCCTGGGCTGGATTTTAACCGATTCAACAACACACTGAACCCAGGATCGCTGATATATGGCGATGGGACAGCAAAAGCATCCGCAACATTCTTAAATGGACTAACTATAGGGAATGGTCAATACATAGATAGCTCAGGACAACCTAGCTCATTTAACGTATTACAGAGCGAAAACTATAATGCGTTCACATACCAAATAACATTAGATAAGGAGATCGCCAAATATCGATCAACGCTATTGAACTTAATACACCCAATAGGCACTAAACTTGTGGGCAGATGTACACTATCATCAAATTCATCTATTGATTTTGGAGCATCAAGTAATACAACAACCGGACACACGTTACAATATTATAACAATGGCGAAAAGTCAACAATAACATCAATGGTCGCCAATGTATCTAATAAATCAATAAGTAGTAATGTTGTGTTCATCACTATGCCAGACATCACATCATTCATAGTACCAAACAAAACTAGAATAAACTTAACGTGCTATAATGGCCAAGTAATATCTTCATTAGTTGTTGGCATGGATAATGGTGTATTCGAAGATGAAATGTCCGAAAACAATTCTGAAGATTTGAACACAGAAACCGGAGTGGAAGACATACAGTCATATGGCGGAACATATGTGCGACTACAAGAAAATACTTGGGTAAATATAGCCAATGTTGCACACACCACGGCAATTGCTGGAAGTAATACCATCGCAATTAACTCAATTACCAACTCATACAACATTATAAATAATGGTAACTACCAGTACACAGACGGCCCTATTAGGGACATAGTCAGTGTCGGTGATGTGATATTAATTGCCAACAATGATCCGCTAACCGTATCTGGAGTATCTAATACTACAATCACCACCTCTACATATATAAGTAATACAGTAACTTCGTTGTTATCAGTAAACAAAACATTGGTAGCACATAGCGATAGTGTTGTACTATATGGACCACTTGGCGATATAGTACTGACTTACATTACAGACGAGCTAGGTAATTCATTAGCAACAGAACTTGGTTCAATTATATTAATAGGTTAAAACAAAAATGGCTACAATTAAAATATCACAACTACCATCCAATTCGTTAAATGCAAACACGTCCAATACAATATTTGTTTGTACGGACATACAAACGGCAATAACCTCTAGGATAACAGAAACACAACTGGCCAGCAGTTTGTACTCCACTAATGTATTGAATGTTGGCATAACCCCAGTAACATTACCTAATGTAATGGTACAGATTTATGGTACTGCATATAATGCCGCATTACAATTGAATAACCAAAATATGGCGAGCACTGGGTCAGTCGACTACATCGGCACCGCAGACGTAGGCACGAATTCTAATAACTATATTGATTTGGGTATTAATAATTCAACATATACTGATTCATCATATTCGTCCATGGGTGCACTCGATGGATACCTATACGTGAATGGGTCATCTAGTACATCGACGGATGGTAATCTAATAATAGGTACAGCATCCTCTGGGGGCAATGTAATAATCATTGCCGGGGGTACAACTTCTGCTAATATTATATGTAGGTTAAATAAGTCTTACATTGACGTTCTTAGGGACCTTCGAGTAACTGGTAATGTCATAATTTCCAATACAGCAACTTGCGGTACAGTAACATATGGGAAGCAAGTACTATCACCAAATTACATTACGGTAACTACTTCAGCGTTGGCCGTTCAGTTAAGCAATATATCATCAATGAATACGCTGTTGACCGCACCCAGCACAGCAACAGTAACGATCACAATGCCACAGAATCCAGTAAATGGACAATTATGCGGATTCGTGAATGCAAGTTCTAATGCAACAACATATGCAAGCGCAGCAGCCAACCCAACATTGATACCAACATTTGCTGGCGCAACAGCTATAGGCAAATCATTTAGATACTGCTATAATAGCGGATTAACATCATGGATTGCTGCGGCATAATAGGGACACCATATGGCAAATACAAATTTACTAACAAATTCATTTAGAGTTGCTCAAGTAGACCAGACATATTATTCACCAACTTCGGTTGTTTATGGATCTAATAATACCATCTCATCTACTTACTGCTTTCTTTCTAGAATAGACCCATGGAGTAACGACAATAATCCAGATATTCCGACAGATAGTCAGGCATATGTAAAACAGGTATACAAGAATATCTTTGTAGCAAAAAAGATCGAATCATCTGACATTAGTCCAGTTATCCAACGCAATAATTGGACGGCAAACACTATATATGACTACTATTCAGACACAGTAAACATGACAGATAAAGACCCCATTACCGGGGTAAATACAAAAAACTACTACATTAATAATAGTTACAACCAAGTATTCAAGTGCCTATGGAATGGTAACGGGAATCTATCAACACATGAACCTATTTTCCAGCCAGGCACTTACGGCACAAACAACATATACACCTCAACAGACAACTACAAATGGAAATACATGTACACCATAGATGTTGGTTCACAAATAAAGTTCATGGATAGTAAGTGGATACCAATCCCTGTTGATAAGTACACCTCGGACGCAGCAAACCCATTAACACATACTGCTGGGTATGGTGACATCGAAGTCATCAATGTTACTAATGGCGGCACCGGGTATACACCATCACAGACACCTACTGTCCGCATTATTGGGGATGGGTTTAATGCTACGGCTAATGTTGTTTTACATAATGGAGCAATATCCGATATTACAGTAAAATCTGCCGGATATAATTATACAACGGCAGTACCGACAATATCAATAAATGCAGGGGGTGGTGGTAGTGGTGCTGTAATAATAGCACCAATATCACCAGTAGGGGGACACGGAGCCGACCCCATTGCCGAATTGGGGTGCTGTAATATAATGTACACATGCACCTTCAACGGAAGTGAAGGTGGAAAAGTACCAACTACTATTGATTATAGACAAGTTGGTCTGATGATAAACCCAATTGACACGAATACAACACCAGAAACTGGTACTGATTCTATATATAAAGTGTCAACAGATTTTATATTATCATCAGGTAATGGGGAGTTTTTGTCCGATGAAAACATATCCCAAACCGACTCGACCGGTAATATATCATTTTCAGCCACATCATTATGCTTTGACACCGCAGCAAATATACTATCATTTATAAATGTCACTGGAATTCCTGTGATAAATAGACCTGTAATTGGTGCACTTTCCGGGTGTGCTAGAAATTTAGTAGGGATAGATCCTTCTATATTAGTACCCCAGTCTGGATACATCACATATATAGAGAACAGATCAGGAATACAAAGAAGTGTGGATGGAATCGAGCAAATTAAGTTTGTGCTTTCATTTTAATTACTAATATTAACTAATAAGAGAACTCTAATGGCATTAAACTTCAATATCGCCCCATTTTTTGATGACTTCGACCCATCCGACAATTACCACAGAATCCTGTTCCGACCAGGATATTCGGTACAAGCTCGAGAATTAACACAATCGCAAACAATTATACAAAACCAAATTACACAGTTTGCGTCATCGATATACACACAAAATACACCAATATCTGGCGGCAAAGTAACCACCAATCTTAAATGTCATTACGTTAAACTAAACCCAACATACGCAACTACTACAATATCTATAAGCTCACTCGCGGGGAGCTTAGTTACTGATGAACATGGAATCATAAAGGCTACGGTATTAGTAGCACAACAAAATCCAGGGAATACTGGATTATTCCCAACACTAATCTTGTCATATATCTCTGGACAACACTTCACAGATTCATCGCTATTGTGGACAAATGGAGCAGCAATAGGTACGGCGATAGGTATTGCTGGCGGGAACACATCTACCGGGAAATCATCGGTGGCGTCAATATCTGCAGGCGTGTTTTATGTCATCAATGGTTATAGTAATATCATAAAAAATAGTGTGCAGACATCATATAACGTAGGTAATTTTGTTAATGTCCAAGAACAAACAACAGTATTAGATGCATATGATAATACGCCATCACTCCGAATAGGTTTAAATATAAATGAAAATGTTGTAGATAGCTCATCAGATCCAACATTGCTCGACCCCGCCATAGGTGCATCTAATTTCCAAGCACCAGGTGCCTCCCGATATCAAATAACAGTAGCACTAGAAACTAGACAAACTACCGCAGGAGATGATTCAGGATTCATAGAGTTAGTACGAACTGCTAATGGTATTATAGTCAACCAAACGGACCAAACCGTATATTCAACTATTGATGACTATTTCGCAAAGCGAGATTTTGAAACAAATGGAGATTATATTGTCGAAGATTTCAAATTAACAACATCCCCTAGTATCAATGGGACAACCAATCAATACGACCTTAATATAGGAAAAGGCGTAGCATATGTCAGGGGATATAGGATAGAAAACCAATCTAATATTATACTAACCAGTGACAGAGCAAGGGAACGCGCAAATGTAGTATCGGACACTACCTATGTCACCTATGGTAATTATTTCGTTGTCGACACTACTAAGGGATTCTTCGATTTTGCCACAATACCATCAATAGATTTACATTGCGTAACTGCAGCAAACATAGTATCAACTAACTCAACTACATATAGTTCCACTTTAGTTGGTAGTGCATTAATACGACAGCTAGATTACCAATATGCTACAAATTTAGCATTAGCAAACACGTTTGTTTACAATGCTCACGTTTCAGACATTAACACATACTCACTAACTGGAAACTCAACCTCGGGTAGCAGCACAACTTCCATTACATTCTATGATATTACTGGTAAGTTTTCGAATGCCAATAATGCATACAATGGATCAACATTAACGATTAACAGCGGCACCGGGGCTAGTCAGGTAGTCGTGTTATCTGAATATAATGGATCAACTAAAACAGCAAAAGTAACCCCAACACTATTCGTTGCCCCAGACACGACCAGTACATTTACTATCGCATTCAATAAAACAAACACTAATTCTATAGTTCAGGCAAATGCCACATATGCACTAACGGCCAACGCTAACATAAATGTTAATGGTAAACAAGGGTACACCACTATTTTACAAAGTGCACAAAAACCAGAATTAATAGCTCAGCTTGGTATGTCATATGTTGGCAGTGCTACTAGTTCAAGTTATTACACAACCCAAACATTCAGAGGTCTTGGGTTTGATGGCAGTGGCAACCTAACAATAAAATCAAACAACAGTTCTTTGTTTATTGGTTCAGTGAACCAATCATTCTATGGAGAACCATTCAATCAGTTATTTACAGTAATAGACACAACTACTGGTAACACACTACCATTCAATGATTCTGGTAATTCTGCGATAGTACTTTCAAACACATCCATAAAGTTCGTAGCCCCAGCATATGCAGGCAAATCTAGCGGAATTGCTGTTATTGCTAGTATGTTTACACCCAGTGCGGACAACACTAATATATTTAAATATAAAACTATCATTAAAGGTAATACTACATATTCAGGAACATTCACCAACCCAAATAGTGTAGCAAACGTACAATTTACTGTGGCGGCAGGAAACCCATCAGGGCAGGTTCTTATATTACGAGCAGCGGTTAATACAATTAAGATCCCTCTGTACGTAGCTGATGTGAAAACAGTAGTAAAAGTATACGACATGAGAACCAGCGGAGTAACCCCAACAGGACTATTGTCACAATACACCGACATTACCACATCATTTACATTTAATGATGGACAGTTAGATTCACAATACCAACATTCATACATCAAATTACGGGAAGGATGCACTTTCCCAATAGGTGATATTATCGTGGTATTTAACTATTATCTACATTCTGGTGGTGATGGATATTTTAACATAAACTCATACATGAACGCAACACCACCAGAAACGTCTATAGCAAATATACCAGTATACGTGGCGTCAAATGGCATAACGTATAATTTAGGAGATTGTATAGATTTCCGACCAAGTCGAAAGAATATGATAGCTAACCCTGGCTGGGAATATACGGCAACAACAAATATTGACGGCAAAGATACACACGGGGTATTATTACCAAAAAACGAATCGGTGCACATGTGCAATTACTCATATTACTTAGGGAGAAAAGATAAGTTAATATTATCTAAAGACAAAGTTTTCTCAATAATTAAAGGAGCACCATCACTAAATCCAATATTCCCAACAGCACCTGCGGGATCGTTGGTTCTAGCTAATATCGCATTAGACCCATATACGTCATACGTACAAGGCGAAGGACCTTCTTCTTTATCTGGAGAAAGTGCACTTGGCGTGAGAATACCAACAATACCATCAAACCTGAGTATAGATAAAATACCACACAAGCGATGGGCTAAATCGGACATCACAGCATTACAGTCACAAGTAAATAATCTAGAATATTACACATCACTAAGTTTGATGGAACAACACACAAATGCACTGCAAGTCCCAGATTCGAAGGGACTCAATAGATTTAAAAATGGAATATTGGTAGACACCTTTGCCGACTTTAGCGCAGCCGATACCTCAAACCCAGATTATTCTGCAAACATAAACATTAGAAAAGGTCAACTATACCCAATAACAGAAATAGACAATTATCAATTACACCACGTAGATGTTCTTAACTCATTCAGCACCCACAAGGGCACCGATAATTATGCAGTAGATAGTCTGGGACATGGCACCACCAACATTTTCACACTACCATATAGCACAAATATACTTATTAATCAGCCGTTCGCTACGTCAGTAATATCCGCCAATCCATTTGATGTGATAACGTCTACAGGTGTCATGACTATTAACCCACCCATAGACAACTGGGTTAATAGCATAGAACCACCATCAATAACTATCAGCACACCGCACCTACAGATGGCACAATATCCAGGTGCTATGAACTTAACTAATGCAGGAGACTTTGCGTCACTTGTTGGAACCACAACAGCAACCAACCCATCACAGGGGGCGGTGACTCAATCATACATCAGTCAAACTGTCGGATTAACCACCGCCGAAGTATCAAAGGCGGTTTCCCAAGGACTTGTTACTAATAAAGGATATGTCACCAACTCTGCAGTAGCTCCATTTATAAGAGCGCAAGAACTTATCATAAGAGCTAAAGGACTAACGCACAACTCTCCAGTGTCATGTTGGTTCGATGGCACTAACGTTGACAAGTGGGTAACATCACCAAATGTTATCCTACTTAAAGATGTCACCGGAACATTCTACGATGACAACATCATAGGATTCTACGAATCAAACATTAGTACATTCTTTCCTATTGGTAGAGTAGTTTCTACTACAGTAACTAGCAGCAACACCGTTACGTTATATGTGGCAACTACAATAAACCCACCACCAGAATCAACATCAACATTATTAATAAATGCATATTTCGATTCACATGGTAACTTTTTACCAAATGGGACAACAGGTTCAGGTAATGTGGTTTTACCTGCCGGGTCTGGTGGTGGATTACACGCAATCCACCACAATGGGAAAGTAACACACGTTGGCGGCGGTTATACTCAGGTATTAAACCCTTTAACCGCCGCTGCTACAATATACAAATCACCATTAGTACCTACAGGTACACGTACAGCAAATGCGACAACTTGGGGTAAATATGGCTTCTCGGATTTCCTAAACCAGTATGGTGTATGGGACGCCATTCTCCCGCCAAATTCAAATGGTGGGACTTTTGCCGCATCACACAAAATTAATATAACTAAAGCAGGATCGTATTTAATAACAGCGGATTGCTATGGTTCGGCAACTATACAGGTGAACGGAACCACTGTACTGACACTACCCATGAAATATACGGGGACAGTATATACATACGCAGTAACATTAGCCGCAGGTATTAATACAATAAGTTGGTCCGCAGTAAACACACAAACCCTAAACTACTCAACATCAAGTGCGACTAGAGGATACTCTTCATTTGCTCTCACATTAGGCCCAGTAACTAGCCAAGGAGCGGACGGTGATGAATTTACTGACCCTAATGAGGCGAGCGAAGGTGAGGTGTATTTATTATTCAATACCGTCACTCCACCAAATTTATCATACACACCAGCAGCGGGCACTGAAACAGCAATGATCGGTGGCGGTTCGTATTATGAAAAAGTAACAAAATTAATATTGGATTTTGATGCACTAACCGCAGCAAATACAATATATGTTGGAAGCACAATAACGGTTAAAGCGTTTAGCATAACTGGATACACATATGGTGCAATGTACATACCACCATTACCAAAATACGCTGGCGATGGTGATCCTGTATATAGCGCAAATTATGCTAGTGATGTCAAAAAGTGGAACGCCGCATACGGCGTCGGAACACAACCACCAAAATACATCACGTCTACTGAATGGTTTCCTACTTTAATTACCGGATATGATAAAGCAACAAACACAATAACAGTACAAACCCCTGTTGATATTAGTATAGGCATTAATACAATATTTGGTGGTGATATAACGTCAACATATACTATAGATGGAGTTGAGTTTAGTACAGCAAATGCTATAGCTAAGGGCAACGCAATTCCGCAAAAATCCACAGACGACCACGGCCAGTTTGTGGGCATATTCAACGTGCCCGGATCAAATTTCTACAACGGACAGCGAACATTCCGATTAGATAACAGGACTGATCCAATGTCACCAGATACGGCAACAACATATGCCGAGGCTATATTCACATCAGGAAATATTTCTGGAGTAGAGAGCCTATCCGCGTCAATCGACGCATCAGCAATACCAATAATCCCAGTCGCACAACAGTCATTGTCACCAACAGCAAACCCAAATGTTTCAACTTTAGATGCGCTGGCCCAGTCATTTATAATAGATAAAAACACATACCCAAATGGGGTATTCGTTAGCTCGGTTGATCTATTCTTCCAGTCAAAAGATAAAGTCGCTGACATAAAAGTTTCTATAGTTGATACAATAAACGGAGTCCCTAATGGAAAATCATTACACTATTCGACCACAATACTGAAGCCTTCAGAGGTAGTTACATCAAATGCACCACATTACCTAAGTTCAACAACAGCAACAACATTCAAATTCCAAGCACCAGTTTACATACAGCCTGGTATATTGTATGCGATAATGATACAGTCATCATCAAAAAACTATACTCTATATTTTGGTGAACAAAACAAGACCATAGATGGTCTGTATAAGTCCACAGCACCAGCACAACCAGGTGGTGTCGTAACGGGAGTACCAAAGATTGGCGGTGCCCCATACATTGGTTCGTTGTTCGAGTCACAAAACTCAATCACATGGACACCAGACCAAACTAAAGATTTAATGTTTACTATAAAACAATGCGTGTTCAATACAAGTATAACACCAAGCTTGGACTTTGTGTTACCAATAAACTTACCAAAACGAAAATTAGGAACTAGTGATGTGTTGTATGGTATTAATCCAAATATAGTCTCCAACTTATATTCTAAATATACTGCAAACACACCAGTACACGCATTAAACTTTACTACCACAGAGTTCACACCAACAGCAACTAAAATAGATTACCAATATAGCACAACATTAACTAACACACTACAACCAACAGCATTTTCAAGTGTGTCCCCGGGTGGGTTTGCCGCACCAACTCAAGATAATTTGCATTTGAACGATGGACTCGGTGAGCGGATATTACTAAATACATCAAATAACTCTATCCAATTTCTAGCAAAACTGACATCTAATGATAAAAACGTCAGTCCAGTTCTTGCTGACGATGGGATAACCGCATATACTGTATTATATTATATCAATAATATGGGTATGGATACTAGCAAGATACAGATCACAAATACTGGTACTGGGTATAATGTAGCCACAATGAATGTCACAATATCAGCACCAGATGTTGGTAACAATCAAGCAGTGGTAGCATATAAAACAACATCAGGCAACCTCACATCAGTATATGTCACAAACCCAGGTTCGGGATACCTAACTACACCTACAATAACAATCAATGACCCAAGTACTAGATCAGGAAATGTTAATGCTGTTGTTACTGTATATGGAGAAACCTCAGCAAAGGGCGGAAATAGTTATGCAAAATATATAACTAAACCGGTGACGCTAACACCAGACAATGAATCTGGCGACCTTAGAGTATACTATACTGCATATAAACCAGCAGGGGCTGATATTGTAATATACTATAAGATACTTAACTCCGCAGACTCGTCAAAATTTACAGACCAACATTGGCAAATCATGACCCAAATCTCAAATAGAAATGTATATTCAACAGACAGATCAAATCTTATTGAATACCAATGGGCACCGGGAATACTCAACGCAGCCAATAACAATATATCATATGTCAGCACCAATGGACAAACCTATAATAAATTTGTACAGTTTGCCATAAAAGCGGTAATGTTAACTAATGACAATACTAATGTACCGTTCTTAAGTGATATTAGAGCATTAGCACTACCAAGCGGAACATACACATAATGTACGTTCAAATTACAGGAACTAACTTTATTAGAGATACAAATTCAATGGCAATCATTAACACGGATGTTAATGATAAGAACGAGTATTACAACAAAGTTAAACTACTAAGTCTCCAAAAACAAGAGATAAATACACTAAAAGAAGAGATCGACATCATCAAATCCGATATGTCCGAGATAAAGAATCTAATGGTCGAACTAATCAATAAGGTCTAGTAAATGGCAAATACAATAAACATCCTACAATATACAAACACTTTTGGCGATTGGATTGTTAACACAAACGCAATGGCTAATGAAATCAATTATATTGGATCCCAAGCATGGACAAAAGATTCCGGACTACTAACACTAAATGGAATACCATTGGGACTTCTTGTTAAAAATGACACCACAGTTGGTGGTAAATTATCAGTGACAGGGATAGGATCGTCGGCAAACATTAGCAACAACCTATGGGTCGGCGGTCAATTAACACTAGCCAATTCCGGATTGAGTATCTCCACATATGGCACCGCAAACATTGGAAGCACACTAACAGCTAACGGGACTGCGAATGGTCTTATAGTAGCCAATAACACATTAATGTATGGAAACACAACCATTTATGGCATCGGGAATATACTAGGCAGTGGTAATGCACTAACCGTAGCAAATAATGTTGTAATCGGAGCAAACACAACAACAAACAACCTCACAGTTACTAGTCGTAGTAACAACAACATACTCAACGCAAATACACTCACAATAGCAACAAACACAACAACATCGAATTTGATTGTTACTAGTACAGCAAATGTGACTAGTGCGAATGTGGGTACTTTGGTAGTTACCGGAGCATTAACAATAACAGGGAATTATATTCAATCAGGTCCGACAACATACACATCACCAACATTCACACTAAACTCAGGCGCAGCTGCACAGAATGCATCATACACCGTCAACAGATCAGCTGCCGGAGCAAACTCAGAAATACGATGGAACGAGTCTAGTTTGTATTGGGACATATTAGACGTGAATGCTAGTGGCACATATTCGAGAATAATGACCGCTAATATGATAAGCAGCTCTATCATATCAACAAGTACAACAACAATAGCATCATCAGCAGCGGCAAACACATTAAACAACTACATAAATTCAGCAAACACATGGGCACAAGGCAATGTTGGGTCAGCATTGTCACAAGCATTTGCTAATACAGGAGCTGGACTCAACGCAGCTAATACATGGACACAAGCCAATGTTGGATCAGCATTGTCACAAGCAAAATCATACACTGACAGTAAATCAGGATTTACCAATAGTATGACATTTTCTAGTGACGTTACAGTTGCCGGAAATTTAATAGTGAATGGAGCATCTGCATCATTTAACGTACAAAATATAATTGCAGTAGATAATAATATCACATTAGGCAACGTAGCAACACCAACAAATGTTACTGCCGATGGTGGTGGTGTTACTTTGATAGGCGCAACGAACAAAACACTTAATTATGACAACGCAAACACCGCATGGACAAGTTCTGAAAACGTTAATCTGTATACAGGAAAAGTTTATAAAATTGCGGGAACGACTGTATTATCAGGATCTACATTAGGTTCAGGTATTACCGCATCTAGTTTAACTAGCGTCGGTACCATATCATCAGGCACATGGTCCGGTTCATTTGGCACAGTATCGGGGGCTGCCTTAACATCATTAACTGCCGGTAATTTATTAGGAACTATCCCTAGTGCAGTATTAACAAATTCAACACACTACATTGGAACTACCGCAATTACATTAAGTCGAGCGACAGGTGCTCAGACATTAACCGGCGTTAATATTGATGGCACCGCAGGAAATACATCAGCATCACTAACAATAACTACCGGTGGCGCGGGTACAGCACCAGGCAGTACCTTTAATGGTGGAGCCGCAGTAACAATATCATATAATAGCATCGGAGCATCCCCGTTAGCAGGGTCGTCATCGTTAGTAACTACAGGTATTATAAGTACAGGAACATGGAACGCAGGTGTCATCGGTATTGCATATGGCGGCACAAACTCAACAGCAACAGCAACTGCAAATGGGATTGGTTATGGGACGGGAATTGCACATGCATATACAGCAAATTCAACATCAGCCGGTCAAGTATTAACAACAGTTGCTGCTGGTGGCATCCCATCATGGCAGTCTCAATTGACAACAACAAGTATCGCAAATACGTCAAATCTACCAATAACAGTTAGTGCTGGATGTATGCATTACCAATCTAGCGTAACAGCACAAGCAGTCGCAATAACAATTAACAACCCAACAGGCACCGCAGTCGATGGACAGAAATTAATTATAAGACTTAAGGATAATGGCGTGGTTCAAACTGTCACATGGCAATCATCATATAGAGCTATGGGTAGTTATCTCCCAGCATCAACTGTAGTAGCATCTAAAACTACTTATGTTGCTTGTGTATACAATGGTGCAGATTCAGTGTGGGATGTAGTTTCCGCAACTACCCAGTTCTAATAGGAGAACAATATGGCAGCAAGAACATTATATTGGGTTGGTGGTACCGGGACTTGGGATACAACTACAACACATTGGAGTCTGTTGTCACAGGGGTTTGTTGCATCATGCCCAACACCAACATCATTGGTTATAACTAGTGTAGCACCAACTGTCAACCTAGTAGCCGGCACTAAGGTTTACAACCAAATAAATGGACTGCTCGGAACTATTGTTTCCGGGAGTGGATTGACTTACGTGATATCAGGAGGAGCCATAGCGGGATCGCAGCTGATGACCGCAGCAGTCACTGGTGCAGCTGTACCAACGTCAATAGATACCGTAATCTTTGATGGTAATTCGTTTGGGTTTTTGCAATCTTCCTTCCTTAACATAGCGGGAACAACCACCGCAACCACATTAACACTAACAGCCGATACGCACTTACCTGCTGGGGTTGCAATATACGATGGCGATGGTGCAGTGCTGGGTACTATCACAACCACAGGAACAGGAACCGTTTTTGCACTTACCGGTGGGTCTTCTTCCACGATAAGATCAACGCTGACATCGTTGGATGCGGCAATGCCATATACAGTAACACATAGCATAGCATCGGCAGTTGCCTCCATTATTATGGATGGTCCAATAACTTTCGCAGGAACTGGCACATTAAATATTGCAAGTACACTCGGTGCTGGGTTAAGTATAGGCCAGTTCCGACAGGGATCGACCCTCCCAATCTGGAACAAGACAGGAGCGGTCACATTCAGCGGCACTAATGTAACATATGATGCTATTATTAACACATTTCTATCACCAATTATTATATCCGGTGCTACCACCGTTCTAGGTGGATCTGGTTGGTCATGTTCTGGTGGTTGGTCTGGTGGGTATACTGGACAACTACTTGGCTCTTACGGAACCGCAAATGCGTCAGCCAGCTCAGTCACATTAACTAGCGGAACCATTGACATAAGTGTTTACATCACATGTACCAATTATACACAGACAACAGGAACTAATAATGGATTAGAAATTCGATGTTCCTCTCTCGGAGGAAATGTCACGTTAAATGGCGGAACATTAAATTCATCATTCATATATTGCGGAGCATTTGTTATGTCAGGAGCAACCAGTATTAATTCTGGTTATACTGATTGCTCAACGTATGTCCAAAATGCAGGAACTAGTAATTATTTTGATATGACTGGCGGCATTTTCGCATCAGGTGCGATTACCCACTTTGCCGGGTTAATTGATGTAGGACTAATGGATTGTAGTAATTACATAGCCACAGGCACAACAGCAGCGAGTCTGAATGGTACAAACATCAATATTAATGGAAATAACTCAACAGTGGTGGCTGCAACAAACCCACTATGGACAACCAATTCAGCACTATCAGCATCTATTTTTAACTATACATACATCGGCGCAGTAGGCACTAGAATTATCACAGTACAAAGTCCTGGTGGTGCTGCAGTAACTCATTCATTCGGGTCAGCTACTGACATTGTCAGTATAACCACAGGATCAGTACTTTCCATTCTTGATCTGACTAATTTCACAGGAACAGTTGCCGGCGGAGATTTTTCATTAGATAACAGCTACAATAGTATTACGGCAGGGTGGGCAGGGACAATAACGCCGCCCACAATTTCACCAATAGGATGGACGAACACAGGAACAATCACATATATAGGGACAGGATCCACCTTCCAAGACACCTTACGCGGAATAGGTGTTGGTAGTACCATGACAACAACAGGGATAATAACTAACCCAATTGTAGCACAATGTACAGGAAGTGGTTCTCTTGGGTTTTCTCCCTTGTCACCGTGCATCATAACTACTGGGAGTTTTACATTAATATCAGGGACAGTGATAAGCAATAATAATTTAGTCTGTTCATCATTCACCATTACCCCTAATGCACTAACTAGGTATGTAGATTTTAGCTCTGGTGGTATTACTGTAACTGGTGGCGGCACGTCAATATCAGTACCCACGACTAGCGCAAATCTTGTAAATTGCAGTGTTGCTTCAGGGTCGATAATTAATATTGCTAATAGCTCAGCCACATTAACGCTATCTACAGGAACTCAAGCACCAACATATAACATAGCCAATAATGTTTGCAGCAATATTTCATGTAGCATAAATCCACAGACATTCGCCAATTCGAGAATACAAGCGATATTCAACTGCACATCAAGGACACTTACAGCAAATACCATAATATTAAATAGCTCGAATATAGCAGTTGGTCAAATATATACCACAAGCACATCAACATCTTTTAATATAACCCCAAGCGCAGGCAATATAACAGGATTACCAGGAGTAACAACACCAACCCAGCTTATGACAACAGGGACACGAGCATTAGTACAGGTGCCAGGTGCTCTTGGTGCTACGAATATGCGCAAGTTAGAAACAAACAGCATCACCATCAATACAGGCGATAATGTATACTACTCAGGACATTTAATTGGGAATGTCACTGCGGGCGGAACATACACATTATCTATACCAATTAACGTAACTAACATATTTTATGCACTTTCTTCAGTTCTTGTAGACATCGTGTCGCCGACATATTTTTCGGGTAACGTTGTCACATCATTCGTAAGCACATCCAGCATAACTGTACCAGTAAATTCAGCGATATATGACACATTGGGCACACTGGTTGGTAATATAACCACAGCAGGAACATACGTAGCAGCAACTCTTGTGCCGGTAGCAAATGGAATAACACGATCAGCACAAGTGCTTTCATATACCCCAACTGCAACAAATACCGTAAATCTAGTGTCTGGGCATTATTATGGAGGATTGTACTTTTACAATTTCAGCGGACATGTCCCAAATATTACATCTACCATATGTGGGGATTTATTGCTAAGTCCATCGATGGTGTTTATGTCCGGTGCGCAAGCAGGTGCAAATACATTAACATTTTCTGATAGTTTTAATGGACAGATGAGCATGATAACACCTAACGGACTAACAATAGACTGTCCAATAAACATTAAAGCTAATACAATGTCTACTATCTCATTAGGGTCGGATTTGATTATAGGGAGTACGAGAAATCTCTCACTAACATCAGGGAGTTTTTATGATAGTGGATGGTCTATAAATGTAGGGAGTTTCTCGTCGACAGGAACTGCGACAAGATCAATAGGGTTTGGTGGGACTTGGTCCATTGCGGGGACAGGCGCTTGCTGGAACATATCAGGAACAGGAATAACTACTAGCTTCGTATATGCTGGCTCGAACGGAATGTCTACTGGTCATGAATATACTAATATTGTGTTGACTGATTCCTCTACTGCAGGTAGAACTTTTGCCGGAAATAGCCTGCAGTACGGCACAGTACAGATAGGAACCACTCCAGGTGATGCAACAGCATCAATCACAACATTCACAGGAAACAATAGTTTCTATAGTTTGATCAATAATAAGGCTTCAGGAACTATTAAATTTACGGCAGGATCAACCACGAATACTGCTCTTTTCCAGCTACAAGGTGCTACTATTACATCAGATACCACAGCAGTTCATTATTTAGTAAACAATAGTGCATTATATGTGCCACCTATTTCACTCAATTACAAAAATGATTGGCTATGTGAACCAATAACCCTTTCATATAGCGCAGCATCATCTAACCCCAACACAGTAAAGTGCTTCGCGGGGGCGACTTCAACATTTGGAACATCAGTAAGCGGGTGGATACATGGATACCCATCAACCGGTTCATTTTTTGATGTATTTTGAATATTACTATTATATAAATATATAATATAAATGCCATAAGGAATATTACATGTCAGCAGCATACTCGAATCTTTTTATGGACCAGGGATCAACATTCCAAACATCAATAGTATTAAATGATGCGTCGGGTAATGCGTATAATTTGACTAATGTGGTTGTACATAGTACAATTAGAAAATCATATACTTCAGCAAATGCCACTGCTGTATTCCAGACTACATTAAATACAGGTAGTGGCACTGTAACATTAGATCTTGGTGCCAACACCACGGCCAACATTGCTAGTGGTAGATATGTGTATGATGCTATGTTAACTAATAACCTAACTCAGGTATCCACCAGAATATTAGAAGGTATAATACAAGTTTCACCTTCGGTCACCAGATAACTATGCCGACTGTAACGATAACCCAACCAGCCATAATAACAGTTAGGGTTGGTGGTGGAATAATACCTAGAGTTACTGAAATAACCACCGTATCAACGTCACCACCAATAGTCAAAGTTGATAATGGCGCACAACAAAGAGTATCTTCTGTTAATTCGTCTATAAATTCATTAAGCCACCTAAGTGATGTTAATATGATTGGGGCCATAGATGGGTCTGTTGTTGTTTATCAAGCAAACACAAATAATTTTGTAGTAGAAACACTAACATCAGTTTTAAATACCATCGTGGATGGTGGAGCATTCTAATAAGGAAAAACTATGGCTAACACTAAAATACTAATAAAAAGATCGACAACCACAACCACACCAGCCACTAGTTCATTACAGGCGGGTGAACTCGCATATTCATATCTATCTAATACAGCATTCATTGGCAACTCTGATGGCATTGGCGTACTCAAGATTGGCGGAGCATCATACACAGCAGCTATAGATGCAGCAACAACGTCTAATACAGCATCAACAATAGTAAAACGAGACGTTAATGGTTCATTTTCAGGAAACCTAATTGGTAACGCCACTAGTTCATCTTCACTGAATGCCCCACAAAACTTCTCTATCTCTGGTGGCGACATAGCAGCAGCAACAGTAGCATTCTCCGGAAACAATGCAGTTGCACTTAATGCAAGTTTAAATGCTGTGCCTGGACTCACTGCTGGATCTGTCGGTTCATCGTCATCAATACCAGTAATAGCATATGGTGCTAATGGTAGAATTCTTTCCGTATCATCTGCTTCTATTGGAACAGCAACAGTAACAGTATCAGGAAATACCGGAACAGATACATTCGGAAGTACATTAACATTTCAGGGCGGTGGTACTGGTATAACCACAATAGTATCGGGTGCGGTCGGTGCCCCAATAGTAACGATCAATACAGATAACACAGTATTACGCGCTAATACTTCAGTTGGTACACAAATAATAAACTCAGAATTATCCATACCATCTAACAATGTATCTATTGGAGGCACATTAACGGTATCCAACCTGAATGTTTCAGGTGCTATTATTCAAACTAACGCAACATCAACGATGAACGTTAACGACCCGATAATGTATCTTGCCGCTAATAATTCAGGGAATGCTGTTGATATAGGCATGGTTGGTCACTTTGTTGGGCAAGGTACTTCCACATATTCACACTACCAACATACAGGATTTGTTCGTGATTTTAATGATAACAAGTGGAAATTGTTCAGTAACGTATCATCAGAACCAACAACAACCGTCGTGTTTGATGCGACCACATTATATGATGTCATAAAAACTGGTGGACTTGACGCATCAGGTGGCAACATCACTTCAGCCAACTCAATTACAGCGGTATCGTTAGCATTAACAACAGCACTGCCGGTAGCTTCTGGTGGTATAGGTATTAACACATTACCAGCAAATCAGATATTGCTAGGTTCTGGTACTAATGCAATTCAGGCTCTAGCTAACGTAACGGCGATATCAGCAACATCAATAACTAACAACCAAACGCTCTCAGCATTAACAACCGATACGTATGGTCGGGTATTAACATTCACAACGCAAGCAATTGGCGGATTAACTGTATCCCAAGGTGGCACAGGCAATACAGCATTTACGGCAGGGTCTATTTTAGTAGGCAATGGCACCGGCGCATTATCTGTATTAGCAAATACAACATATACCGCAACAGGATCTGCCGCATATAACAACACAATAACATCACTAACAGTTGATGCGTATGGACGACTAACCGCAGCAACATATTCAGCGATTTCTGGGTTAACTGTTACTCAAGGTGGTACCGGACTTACTACTGCAACTACCAATGGAATTACATTTGGTAATGGTGCCAGTGCTATTGGTGTTACTGCCGCCGCAGGTACTGCTGACCAGACGTTTTCTACTCAAATACTAACAGCAACTAATGCAGGTGTTCCTATTTGGGCATCGGCTCTCGATGGCGGCCAATTCTAGGAACATATATATTTGATTTATAGGAATATCAAATGCCCGAAAAGTACATGAATTATTATGTTGAATTGTTGAGTGCTACCGTAAATGATATCGTTCTTAGAAACATCTCGCTCCAAGCAAATGCAAAGATTAGTGATGACGTTATTGCTGAACAACAACAACATGTACAAAATGCAATAGAACAACAAAACACCATCAATGATCTCAATAGTCAAATATCCACAATGCAACAAAGCATAACAGCGGTCGAAGAGTCCAAACATCAGCTAGCACATATAGACACATTCAGAAGTGAATTGATTAAAGCTAGAAAAGAAAATGATGATCTACATGACTACTATGACAGACTAGTTACTGAGCTTAATAGTCAAATAACATACTTGGAATTAACACCTGCACAACGAAAGAAGATAAACAAAATAAATACGCACGAGTTATCACCAATCGTAAAAGATGGCGGGGCGTTCTAATATATGGCAAATACCTCAGTATTAATAAAAAGATCGTCAGTCACTGGAAGAACACCATCGTCTTTGGTTTTAGGGGAACTGGCGATAAACTATACCGATGGTAAATTGTTTTATAGTAATGGCACTAATGTATTATCAATATCCGGCGGAGGTTCATCATCAAGCTCCTTCTCTACTATTAGTGATGGCACGAACTTAATAGTAGCGACAACACCAACAAACACACTACTGATATCTGGGTCTAATGGCATTAGGGTATTGGGAGATGGTACCGCAAAATCTATTACTATTGGGCTACCAGCACCAGGAGCATCTGGTAACGTACTGACATCAACAGGGAGTACATGGCAATCATCAGCCGTTAGTGGTGGAGGCGGATCTTCAACCGTAACAATCAGCCCAGCTTTTGTTGCAGCAACTTCAACGCTAACCCCAGCAGTAGGGACGACAGGTGCTCAGATATTAACAGGAGTAACCACACAAAATCAACTTATTAACATACTGACACCAACAGGAACCCCACAAGAAGGACAGAAACTTGTAATTAGAATTAAAGATAGTGCACCAGCGGTAGGGTGGGGTATTATCTGGTCGGCGAGCTATACAGCAATTGGATGCTACTTACCGGGAATTACTGTACCAAGTAAAACAATGTATATAGGATGTATGTATAATTCAGGAACAACAAGTTGGGATGTTGTATCTGTAACTATTGGATTTTAGTGAGGTAATATGGCAGCAAGAACATTATATTGGGTTGGTGGTACCGGGTCTTGGGACCTCACCACGACACATTGGTCACTAAGTTCCGGTGGTGCTGGTGGGGTGGCAGCACCAACGACAACAGATTTTATAAATTTTGATATAAATTCTAACGGGATGGGTGGTGGCGCCACAGCATATACTGTAACCAGAACAGCAACAATAACACCAGTATCTGTTGATATGGATGAAAATATCACATTTGCCGGAACTTCAGGATTCTCGTTCGCATCAGGGGCAGATGGTATTCGTGTCGGACAAGCTACCCAAGCTGGACACATTCTTCCCGCTTATACAAATACCGGTACTATTGCAGTATTAGGACTCGGCACAAATGTATATGGGGGAGGGACGTTGTCAATAACAACATCCAATATACCAAGCTGCTCTGTCACATTTTCAGGAAACCTCTCGGTTATTGGTGGGGTAGGTATAACAACCACAGGAACTTTAACACAATCTAGTTCGGGCAGCACAAACAACTGCAACTATATGATATGCGGTATTTATATACATTCAGGTGGGTTCAATAACTCTGGAGTAACGACAGTGTCTGGTGCATGTACACACACAGGGGGTGTCATTTACTGCTATTTAACGTGTGGTAGTTATATAGCAGCCAGCGGGAGTGGAACTCTTTTATCATCACAAACCATAATAACAGGATCTGGTATATCCGTAGTCACCATTAGCTCAACCACATGGAACACGAACATGGGGGCGGCTATACCAGGTGGTTTTGTGTTGGTTGGGGGGACGCCAATGCTGGTGAGTTTTTATTACACATATGCCGGAAATGTTGGAACAAGGACTATAGTTTCAACGGCCACAAATGCGGTATGGACAAATCATTTTTTTGGAACGCCAGCAAACCCTGGCGGGGCAGCAGATACTATTGCATTTAGCGGAACTGTAGCTATGAAGTCCGGGGGTTTTGATTTTAGTGGATGTGGTATGATTACAGTTACAGGGACATGTGCATTCACTCTGGATAGCACTAATGCACCAGGCAACGTTGTAGCAACAAGACCGATGAACTGGACACATAGTGGTGTCCTTACTTATTTAAATACGCTAACTGATGCGACCCCATTTAATAGTGGGACAACACAGGGTGACTTTTGGTGCATTATACCAAACTCAATCATAGTTAATTTACCATCGTTTGTGAATAACGTGCAAATTATCGCACTCAACGTAAGGTCAACAGGACTACTAACATTAACGCAAGGACAAATATCAACCAATTATGGCGAATATTGCCAATTTGGTACTTTTATAGTAACATCTAATTCCAATTATAGATGGATCGATTTTATGGCTTCGGGATTAACACTCACAGGAGCAGGACTTAATGCAAATATTGTTCCAGCAACTCAAACCAATTACGCAGTCACCAAGTCTTCCATTATAAATGTCGCTACCGGTGGTGCAGCAGCAACCACTATTACACCAGGAACCCAACAACTAACACAAAGTTTATTAGGGACCAGTTTAGTAGATACACTAACTATCCTTAATGGTATTTCCACAATAATCCCACCAAACGCTAGAATTATCGATGCCACTAACTCCGATATAGGATATATAACAAGTATCATGAATGGCTTTAACTGGTATTACCCATCATATCGGTTTGATTATGAATATGTCGGGGGAATGTCAAGAGCACAACAAACAATGGCGGCAGTGATGCCACTAACAGGGTCGTCCGATGGGACTAATTTGACCATAACAAGTCCTGGCTATATTGTAGCCGCAAACAATTTACTATTATCATCTACTCACACCCCCGTAGGCACTATTACTGCTGGTGGACTAGTCAGTAGCTCAGTTTTAGTTAGTATATCATCAGCCATCGCGTCAGCAACACAAACAATGTATGAGGCTTTTCCAATTACTGCCACATCTAATGCAACGTATTTGACTGTATTAACATCACCAAACGGTACTGTGAATTTCAAATCTGGACAGTATGTATATAACACAACATCTGGCACATTAGTTGGTACTATTATCAATAGTGGCAGCGCTTATATCAACCAAACAATAGCAATAAGTGGCGGCGTGAATAATGTAACGAGCATATCCGCAGCACTAATTATACAAACTCTGCCATTAGCAGCTGTGTCAGTTGGCTCTGCACTTAGTGTATCTGGAGCTGGTGCTACGTTAACCACCGGGCAACAAATAAAAGATACCGTTGGTAATCTTATCGGAACTATCCAATCAGGTGGAACAGGTACTACGTTCGCACTCAATGTTGGAGCATCAATAATTGGCTCATCAAATTTAAGAGCAATATGCGCAGATTTCATCGGATCAACTATTGGTAAAGTATATATACAAACGTCGGCACTTACTTATTTAGAGGCAGATTCCCCAGTAATGGATGCAAATTATAATGTACTCGGCTATGTTTATTCACCAGGAGTACCATTATTATATTGGAATAACTTTTATATTACAACAATCCCATGTAGTGCTTCACCTGTCCTGTCATCAGCGTTTGCAAGTTCTTCTACATTAGCATTGTCTACTCTGCAATCATTGATAACCAAAGTGCCCACCACAATGCTGACATCTTCTAATTTTGATTGGAATGTGATGCCTAGTCAGTCATTTG